GCCACGGTCGATTGATGGCGGCAAGGAAGCTAGGGCTAGCAGAAGTTCCCACAATCGCGCTAACAGGGCTTACAGACGCACAGAAGCGGGCTTATGTGATTGCGGATAACAAACTGGCGTTGAACGCTGGCTGGGACGCTGCGTTGCTATCGAGTGAGATTGCAGGGCTAGGCGAGGATGGGTTTGACCTATCGCTGCTTGGCTTCAACGAGAATGAACTTGCCGCGCTGCTGGTTGAGAAGACTGAAGGGCTAACTGACCCTGAGGAAATACCGGAACTGCCTGACACACCAAGAACAGTGCTTGGCGATTGTTGGATATTAGGCAAGCACCGGATTGTCTGTGGTGACAGCACGGACGCTGATACGGTTGCGAAGTGCCTTAATGGGGTGACACCACACCTAATGGTCACAGATCCGCCTTATGGCGTGGAGTATGATCCTGCTGCCGCAAGGAAGCCAACGATTGACTCGGCGCGAGGCAAGGTTTTGAATGACGACCGTTCTGATTGGTCAGAAGCTTGGGCATTGTTTCCCGGCTCGGTCGCCTATGTATGGCACGCAATGCGCACAAGCGGGTCAGTGTTCAATAGTTTAGAGCAATGTGGTTTCCAAGTTCGTTCGGAGATTGTTTGGGATAAGACACGCCTTGTTATGTCTCGCGGACATTATCACCCTCAACACGAGAGCTGCTGGTACGCTGCCCGAAATACTGCGAGTTGGCATGGAGGCAGCAAGCAAACGACAATTTGGCAAATTCCACACACAAAGTCGGATACGGGGCATGGCACGCAAAAGCCAGTGGAGTGCATGAAGCGCCCTATCGAGAATAACAGCAGTGCAGGACAGGCGGTTTATGAGCCTTTCAGCGGAAGCGGGACCACTATCATTGCAGGCGAAATGACCGGCCGCAGCATTCACGCAATTGAACTATCGCCAGCCTATGTCGATGTGGCGGTTAAGCGCTGGCAGGACTTCACAGGTCAAAAAGCTATTCACGCGGACACCGGAGTGCCGTTTGACGAATCCAATCTAGTGGAGGCAGCATAATGGGTGCGCGTGGACCACAGCCAATGGAGCCGACAGACGAGCAGCGTCGCCTTGTCGAGCATTATTGCAGCATAGGCTATACGCAGGACCAGATAGCCGCGCTTATGGATGTAAGCGATGTGACGTTGCGCAAGTATTATGCACCGGAATTGAAGAACGGCACACTCAAGGTTAACGCGCAGATAGGTGGTAAATTGTTCCAGAAGGCCATGGGTGGGGATACTGCCAGCCTTATCTTTTGGGCCAAGACGCGGATGGGCTGGAAAGAAACTTCCGGCATGGAACATAGTGGTGAGATAACACAAAAGATTGTGAGAGAATTTGTCGACGCTTCGCATACCGACGGCTAAAGTCTTTGCTCCTCTCTATAAGCCAGCCCGCTACAAGGGTGCATGGGGTGGTCGAGGTTCAGGCAAGTCGCACGACCGTGCAGGCGCATTGATTGATGACAGCTTATATGAGCGCGGCCTTTTGTCGGTGTGCATTCGTGAGGTGCAGAAGTCTCTAAAGGATAGTGCAAAGCGATTGCTGGAAAGCAAGATTGCGGAATATGGATTAGGCGAAGCTGACGGCTTCAAGATATTTACAGACCGGATACAGACACCGGGCGATGGCGCGATAATCTTTCAAGGGATGCAGGACCACACAGCGGAGAGTATCAAGTCGCTCGAAGGTTTCAAGCGGGCATGGGTAGAAGAGGCGCAGACACTATCGGCTAGATCGTTGCAGTTGCTGCGACCGACGATACGTGCACCAGGTTCTGAATTGTGGTTTACATGGAACAGGCGCCGCAAGTCCGATGCTGTTGACCAGATGTTTTTAGGTGGAGAGCCACCAACAGGTTCAGTTGTTGTGCGGGCTAACTGGGATAGCAATCCTTGGTTTCCGGCAGAACTTGAACAAGAAAGGCTTGATTGCATGCGCGACATGCCTGACCAATATGAGCATATCTGGAACGGGGATTACGTAACTGTCGCTGACGGCGCATATTTTGCCAAGCATTTGACTGCGGCAAGGGAAGCAAATCGTATCGGGAAAGTCTCGGCTGACCCTATCATGACCTATCTGGCGTTTTGGGACATTGGCGGCACTGGATTGCGGGCTGACGCCTGTTCGATCTGGATAGCGCAATGGATTGGCACACATATACGGGTGCTGGATTATTACGAAGCGGTAGGCCAGCCATTAGCTGCACACGTTGCATGGATGCGGGCAAATGGTTACGGCAAGGCCAAGTGTGTATTGCCGCATGATGGTTCGACCAATGACAAGGTTTATGACGTTAGCTTTGAAAGCGCATTGAAAGACGCTGGCTTTGATGTTGTGGTGATACGCAATCAGGGCAAGGGCGCTGCACGGATGCGCATTGAGGCTGTAAGGCGTCTGTTCGGTTCTATTTATATCGATGACGAGAAATGCGCAGCAGGATTAGCAGCGCTGGGATGGTATCACGAAAAGAAGGACGAAGCGCGAGGCGTAGGGCTTGGACCGGAACATGATTGGTCAAGCCACGCTGCGGATGCGTTCGGGCTTATGTGTGTGGCTTATGAACAGCCGACACATCAAGACCCTTGGGAAGACGAAGACGGCAAGTACAGAGGCCGCAACGGCGTTACAGGATACTAGAATTATGGAAACAACCATCACAGCATCCGCGCTAGAGCCTTTGGGCTTGGCATCAATGGAACGCCTTTTGACATTTGCTCAAAAAGCGGGCGACATATCGGACTTGCTGACAGACGCGGAACTAACCGAAATAGGTTCAGCCGCCGTGCTGGATTACGAACAGGATTGCGGCGACCGCGAAGACTGGGAGCGCATTGCCAAGGAATCGCTGAAGAAGGCCAGCCAAGAGGAAAAGAAAGACGTCAAGACTTTCCCTTGGCACGAAGCGTCCAACGTAGATTATCCATTACTGACCATCGCTGGCTTGCAATTCAATGCGCGGGCTTACCCTGCGATTGTAAAGGGTGACGAAGCGGTATCGGTCAAGGTCATAGGCAAAGATGTTGGCAGACCCGTTCTGACAGAAGACGGGCAGGTATTGCCGCAGATGACGCAGGACGAACAAGGCCAGCCCATTCCGGTTATGGGGCCGCAGGGGCCTATGCCGACATGGGAGGTAGAACCCGGCACAAAGACAAAGCGGGCACAGCGCGTTCGTGATTACATGAATACAACAATCTTCTACCGCATGGATGACTGGGAATCAGATACAGACATGCTGTTGATGCAGTTGCCTATTGTCGGCTGCGCATTTCGTAAGGTGTGGTTCAACGGCAAGAAACACTGTGCGTCACTGGTTCACGCACTCAATCTCGTTGCGCCTATGGCCACAAAGTCATGCAAGACGGCAATTAGGCTGACAGAAAAGCTACCGGAACAATATCCGGCTGATATATTGGAACAGGTGCTTGCTGGCTACTATCGCAACGCAGACTTCCTGAGCGGTGAAGAGTTTGACCAAACGCCACGACTATTGCTTGAACAGCACCGCCTGATTGACTTGGACGGCGACGGATACCCTGAACCCTACATCGTAACTGTCGATCACAGTAGCGGCGAAGTGCTGCGGATTGTGGCAAACTTCGAGGCGAAAGACATTCAGGATGATGGCACAAAGGTAACAAAGATTGAGCGCCGTTCGTTCTATGTGAAATACAGCTTCTTCCCGCATCCTGAAGGCAAGTTCTACGATATTGGTTTGGGTCACTTACTGAACGTCATGTCTGGCGTGATTGATACGGTTATCAACCAGATGATTGACGCAGGGACGGCGCAGGTTGCAGGGGGTGGATGGGTTGGCTCTGGTGTCCGTTTGACGGGTTCCAAGCGGTCTAACAGCATATTCCCGCGTCCCGGCGAATATAAGACGGTCGATGTACCCGGGAACGCACTACGCGAAGGTATTGTGGAACGCACATACCCGAATGTCTCGCCTGTCATGTTCCAGCTTTTGGAAATGATGCTAGGCGCTGCAAAGGATATTTCGAGCATCAAGGACGTTATTACGGGCGAGGCCAGCAACAACGGACAGGTTGGCACAACTCTTGCGCTAATTGAACAGGGGCTTCAGGTCTTCACCGCCATCTACAAGCGGGTTTATCGTTCGCTGAAAGAAGAATTTACGATGTTGCGCGATAACATGGTGCGCCATGCCGATGCGCAGACGCAGGCAGATTATGTCAACATCCTTGACGATCCTATGGCAGATTTTGCCAAGGACTTCGCAACGGATGACATGGATATTCGCCCTGTTAGCGATCCGTCCAGCGTTACCAAGATGCAAGCAGTTGCACGGGCTAACTTCCTTATGGCATTTGTGTCGGCTCCCGGCGTTGATGCGCAGGCCATTATGCGCCGTGCATTTGAAGCGGCTGATGTGGATGACATTGATGAACTGTTTATCCCGCCACAGCCACCACAGCCAAACCCCAAGGATATAGCGGGTGCTGAAAAGGATATGGCTACGGTTGCCAACCTCAACGCCAAAACAGAAGCGCAGAAACTAGAGAACTTGGCCAACGCATTCAATCAGGGGGCAATGTCCATTGCTGCGTGATGACTTTGACGCATGGCAAAAGGACCATGTCACACAGTGGGTCATGAGGGCAATTCGCAAGGCAATGGATGCAGAGCGCGCCGAATGGATGCGCCAGTCATGGGACGCAGGCAAGGCAGACCAGCTTCAACTGATTGAACTACGCACACGCTCGGACGCGCTGGGTGAGTTGATTGATAATGATTTTGAAAAATGGGCGGAATGGAATGGAGAAGACATTGAGCAAGATTAAACCAACCGGCTTCAACGTGCTGGTGCGTCCTGTAAAGGTTGAGAGCAAGACGGCGGGCGGCATCTTCCTGCCTGAACAGGTTGTTGACAAGGAACAGCACGGCGTACAGCGCGGCGAGATTGTCGCAGTCGGCAAGGCGTGTGAACATTTATCGGAAGAAGATGTCGGCAAGGTTGCCATTTTTGGACGTTACGCAGGCGCATTTATCAAGAACGGCGAGGACGAATATCGCCTGATTGATGACAGCGCCATCAAGGCAGTGGAGGAATAACATGGGTTATAATACCGACATTAGCGGCGCAAGAGGCATTGTTGCCATTACGCCAAGCGATTCAGCAGACATAACAGGTGGTTACATCAGGGGTTTTATTGTCACCGTTGCAGGCGACGTTGCCGCAAACTTCGCTGATGGCAGCACCGGAACGCTCCCTGCTTGTGCAGTTGGTGTGCAGCACGTTTATCAAATCACGCGCATACTTAGCACAGGCACAACAGCTACAGGCATTATTGGCCTGCGATAGTTTCCCACAGAGGGATTAGCCTGCTCGGCAGAGAGCAAATCAGGAGCCTATAGATGGCAGAAGAAGAACTTGCACCCATAGAGGGTGGCGAGGACATTAACGTGTCCGAAGAACAGACGACCAAGACGATTGACGATTACGCACGAAGCAGGGGTTGGAAGCCCAAGGAAGAATGGGACGGCGAAGGTGAATGGCGCGATGCCGAAACCTTCCTATCATTCGGACTTGAGCGGGCGTCGAACCTTGGCAAGGATGTGAAGGGATTAAAGGACACTGTGGACCGCATGGCGCGGACGCAGGCAGATATTACGGCCCAAGCTGTGGAGCGTGCCCGCAAGGAAGAACGTGAAAAGCTTGATAGGCAACTGGTTGAGGCAACAGAACTGGGCGATACTGCGGCGGCTCTTGAAGTCAGCGCAAAGATTGCGGAAGTTGCAGCGCAGCCGGTCAGAAACGGTCCCGATCCCACGGTTGAGAACTGGGTGAACGAAAACCCATGGTTCAAGGCTGACGGCATTGCCAACGCGGTAGCGGTCGCTGCATCGAACAAGGCGGCGGCAGAAGGAAAGAGTATTCCAGAACAACTGGAAGCGGCAAAACTAGCCGTCCACCAGCGCTTTCCTGAATATGCGCCGACACCTGCAAAGGTGGTCGATGTTGCAGCGCCTACAAACAAGGCAGCGCCTAACAATCGCAAGAAAGGCTTTGCTGACATGCCCCTTGAGGCACAGCAGGTCGCAAAAGAATTGGTCCGTCGTGGCTTCGCCAAGAGCGTTGATGGCTACGCACAGAACTATTGGAATCCGGAAGGAGTGGTCGAATGACCGAACATCAGAAGCCTCGGAGAGAGGAAGCACGGCGCACACGTCGCCGCACAGCGGAAACGACAGATGATACAGGTATCAAGCTGCCAATTCCTGACTGGGTATTCGACAAGTATCCCGTCACCGAATATCAACATCGCTGGTTTCGGGATGAACCCGGACGCATTGCGACCAAGTACAAGCAAGATTGGGACCCGGTAGAGGGTGTCGATGCTGTACCGGGTGCGCATGACCGCCACGGCCAACCTTGCAACCATATTCTGCATATCAAGCTGCTGGAATGGTACAACCAAGATAGGGCCGCTTTGGAAGATCGTCGGAAACAAATTGTCAAGCAAATGGAGCGTGGGAATGTTCGCGGTGTCGGTGACGATTCCGGTGAAAACCTGCGTCCTGAAGTTTCATATGCCGACGCCGCAAACAGGCTCGGCTAATCAAGGAATAATTTAATGGCAAATGTTAATGCACCGTTCGGGTTGAAACCCGTCCGCAGTGCTTTCAGTGGCCCCTACAACGATGGCGCACAGCCATACGCAGCAGCAGCAGCCGATTCGACTGTTATTCGCTACGGTGACCCTGTGACCCTGACTGGTGCGGCTACCACTGACGGCACTCCTATTGTTGCTCTTGCTACCGCTGGTGGCACGGCCAACTTCATCACAGGCGTCGCTGTGGGCTTCCGCCCGCTTGGCGCTACCGAGTGGCTTGGCTACCGCCCTGCCTCTGTTGCGTATGAAGTTCTCGTTGAGGATAACCCCAACGCTGAATTTTACATCATGGAAGACTCTGTCGGCGGCGCTGTTGCCGTTGCAAGCGTCGGCCTGAACGCACAACTGGTATATGGCACCGCAACCGGAAACACGTCCGCTGCAATGCTCGATTCCAGCACCGCCGCCACGACCGCTACGCACCAGTTGCGTATCATGGGCTTGGCTCAAACTGTGAGCAATGAACAGGGGAACTACGCCATTTGGCGCGTTCGTCTGAACATGCACACCCACATCGCAGCATCTGCTGGCGCATAAGGAGGGCTGAAAAATGCTTATTACTCGTTCAACCCACCCCAAGACGCTTTTGCCCGGTGTTAAGGACTTCTTCGGCACGAAATACAAAGAGCATCCCGCCCTTTGGTCGAAGATGTTCGATACCACCACAAGCGACCGCGCCTATGAGGAAATCGTTGAGGAAACCGGCTTCGGATTGGCTGGCATCAAGGCTGAAGGTCAGTCGATTGCCTATGACGCTACTTCGGAAGGTCCAACCTCACGCTTCACGCACGTAAACTACGCGCTTGGATTCATTGTTACCGAAGAGGAAGTTGACGACAACCTCTATGGTGACAAGGCTTTCAGCCGCGCAGGTGCACTGGCCCGATCGATGCGTATCACCAAGGAAATCGTTCACGCGAACATCCTTAACCGTGCGCAGAACTCGGCCTATGTTGGCGGCGATGGCAAGGAATTGATTGCAACCGATCACCCTACCACTGCCGGGACCCAGTCAAACGAATTGACTGCTGCCGACTTGACTGAAGCGACGCTTGAAGACGCGATGATCCGTATCATGAACTTGAAGGACAATCGCGGCCTCAACATCATGGCGAAACCTGTCAAATTGATTGTTTCCCCTTCGGAAGCCTTCAATGCCTACCGCATTCTTAATGCTGTTGGCCGTTCGGGCACGCCAAACACCAACGACCCTAACGCTATCCGTGATATGGGCTGGGCACCTGAAGTCATTGTCAATCCTTATCTGGACGACACCGACGCATGGTTCCTTACCACCGACCTGCCAAACGGTCTGTTGCACTTCAAACGTAAAGCATTGCGCTTTGCTGAAGACGGCGACTTTGACACCGGCAACCTGAAGCACAAGGCGCAAGACCGCTATGCTGCTGGTTGGGCAGATTGGCGCGGTATCGTAGGTTCCGCAGGTTCCTAAGACTAAGAGGGGCGGGGGTAACACCTCGCCCCTTTCTACAGGAGAGCGCCATGAAGCCTTTGTATAGTCCTGGTGCGAAAGGAACCTGCGCTCGGTGCGGTTTCGATTACAAGCTAACCCAAATCCGCAAGGAATGGACCGGCCTTCGCGTCTGTCCTGAATGCCGCGACCCTCGCCCTGATGACCGCCGCACACCACAGGTTAGGCCGGAAGGTTTGGTAAAGCCAAACGCTGCACCGCCGCCTGTTGACGATTTTGTAACTGCCAACGAACTTACGCGGGAGATGCTATAATGCCTACATCCGGCATCACCACATTCGCTCTGACGGCCCGCGATGCCATCACAAAAGCACTGCACGAAACCAAAGTTGTTCCCTTGGGCGAAGACCCTGAATCGGAAGAAATGGAAGACGGCATATTTGCGCTGAACACGCTGCTAAAGTCATGGCAGACAAAGGGCTTGTCGCAATGGTCCGAAACCGCTGGCACTGTCACACAGACAGGCGGCGAGGTATCCGGTGCACTGCCTGCAAACATCCGCGACATTGTAAGCGCGTCTGTTGGTTCGCCTGAACGGCCTATCACAAAGGTAGGTCGCGGCGAGTATTTCAATATCCCGAACAAGACCGCAACTGGTACGCCTTCAATGTTCTACGTAGCGCGTCAACGCGATGCTGTTGTGATGTACGTGTGGCCAGTCCCTGCGACCGATACCGATATAACGGTTTATTATGAGCGCCGTTTGGACACGATCACAGATGCATCTGAAACGATAGACTTCCCTGAAGAATATACCGGCGCGCTTATCGCTAATCTGGCTGTGCAACTGGGCACCAAATACGGCGCGGAATTATCGCCTGAACTGGTATCAAGAGCGCGGGATTTGCGTGAAGCCATGTTTGATGACGACAGGCCGGAAAGCTACATCGTCGGCAACTGGGCCTATAACTGATGCAGATTCCTTACGGCACATCGGCATACAAGCGTAACAGGGGTAACCTGCCATCGCTTGAACTGGTGAACATGTTTGTCGAGCAATCGGCAACACAAGGCGTTGTCATGCAGTCACGTCCGCCTTTGGCAATAGTGGAAACAATCGGCAGCGGTCCTATTCGTGCCTCATTGGTGAAAGATGGCGTGTTTGGCGGCGATAGGTTCACAGTCTCTGGCACTGAATTATATCGCGGTGGAACGCTTCTGGGCGTTATTGCTGGGGGTGGGGTGGTTTCCATCGCCGCCCGTGCCGGGGAGGTTTTAATAGCCGCTGGCGGGCCGCTATACAGCTATAACGGGACCGATTTAATCGCCGTTACGTTTCCTGATAATAGCAATGTAACCAAAGTGCTTTATGCCGATAGCCGGTTTGTTGCGCTTGAAGCCAATGGCGGCTATATATTCTGGTCTGC